CCTTCTAACTTAAAATACACAGTATTAGTGGTGGTGTCAGAGTAATAAAAATTACTAAAAATAGTCTCATAAGGGCCTTCCGCTCTTTTAACTACAAATTTATATCTAGTCGCCCAGCTTGGAGGTCGTTGAGTAATAGGGATAGTGGTCTTAATTTGGTTTTTATTTTCCGAATCTGATGCAGGGATAAAAACAGTGTTATCAGGAGAAACTAAAGCGGTTGTACTTCTTAAATATTCATCCATATACACCACCCCAACTTCATAGTTTCTATTACTATGTAAACTTTTAGTGTTTCCATTTCCTAAAAATATAGCAAAAGCTTGAGTAAACTTGTAATAACCATATAAAGGCGCTACAGTTCCTCCAGTTGCTAATGTGTCTAAAAACTTCATAGCAGGTATCTGAAAACTAACTATATCACTTCCTGGAGCTGTAGTAATTAAAACCCCTTGATCTAAACCTGTTATTCCACTTGCTGTTTTACCCCACGTAATATCAGCATCACTGTCAACAGGGTTTTCTATAGCGCAATTAAAAGTGTCTGTAAAACTAGTCCCTTCTGTACAAGCATTGGCTACTGTTTGAAAATATTCGATAGAACTCCCAATACTTGCTTTAAAAGCATCGCTACTAGCCATTTCATATACGGTGTTGTATTTTTGTGGCAACGTAAATATTGTAGAAATTTGAGTAGATGTTTGTTGTCCTGTTGTTGTTCCGCTGTTTCCAGTATAACTATCCCAAGAAAAAGTAAAAGTAAAATCTAAAAATGCGCCACTATTTAATTTGCCTGATACAGTAGCAAGGTCTATACTAACAGTGCTATTAGCTACTGTTTTATTAGTGTCTATTGTATAATTAACACCACTTGTATAGGTGGTTGTTAAATCTTCTACATCAATTCCCGCAGAAACTTTTTCGGTTTCAAACGTCATTTGAGAATTAGAACCATTAGCATCAATTAAATTTCTTCCATCATGATAATTTCCATATATCAATCTGTTAGCCATTACAGTCTGAGCTTTTGCCACTAAAGGCACATTGTCATATAATCTTAGTAATTCGCTTTCAGGTAAAATAGTATAAATCTTGCTATTAGAAAAAGATTGAGTTTGAATTGAATTATCTGGCCACCCATAATCTTCTTTTTTAAATTTCTCTATAATATTTAAAAGATTAGAATCAGCAAACTTAAATATTAAATCTATTCCTGTAACATTAGATCCTCCTGTATTAAAAGATATATTTACAGCGTTATAAATGTTTTTCATTCCACTATTTAAATTAGTGGCTATATCTAAACTAAAAACTCCAGGAACAAACGCTATATCGCTAAATTGAGAGATTGCAGAATATTCATCATCTTTATATTGATACCTATAAGCAAAAGAAATCATACGAGTTTCCATGTAATTTGCTTCAGTAGCTTGAGTAATAAGAGAAATTGATGGTGCAGCTACAGGAGGTTGAACTATAACATTAACGTCTTCAGCTGTTACGTTTAAATAAGTCTTTGTAATATTTATTTTTCTAGGTGGATTTAAGTTGTCTGTCCAAAATAATAAATCTCCTAACTTATTAACTCCTGTAATTAAATAAGAAGAATCAAAATTTAATACCGTCCCAGCATCTATAACGTGATAATTTAATAACGTAGTTGTGGTATTGAAAGAAACAATCATGTCAGCTGTAGGAGATGTAACAAACCAGTATAAGGTTTCTTTAGCGCCATCTTCATATGCTCCTATACATTTAGCTCCTGTTAATATAGCGCCATTATAATATAGTGTAGTAAGCTGATCGTTTCCTTTAGAATTTTCTACTGCACCTATTTCACTTGTTTCCGTAGCACCAAGCCTACAGTTAATAGCCTCAATATATTCGCCTGGCGGAACTAAGCGCTCATCCACACTTTGGTTCATTCTACCAGCAATAAAATTTGTGTTTACTATTGGCATTTTACTTTATCCATTTATTCTGTCCTCTCATATTCATTAAGAGTCTTCCGGGGTGAATATTACTTAATCTAATTTTAGCATTTCTTAATAAAGAAGATTTATCTTTTCTAGCTCTATTAACTATATATTCTTGAACATTCAGTTTACTGTTTAAAATAGAATATCTTATATAAGCGTATATAAATTCTTCAAATAATTTGTTAACACTAATATCAGCATCTACACCTTTTTCCATTCCATCTGAAACATACTCTAATACTATAGACATGCTAGATTGTGAAGAGCTAAAATTAATCACACCTCTTTGTTTATCTATAACAAAAGTCTGGTTTTGATTAGCTGTTTCGGTGTTTAATCCAAATCTTGCTCCTATCGCAAAATCAAAATACCAACACCCATCCACATTCCATCCGGATTGATTGTCGTATGGACTATTAGAGTTTAAATAAATACTTTGTTTATTGCTTCTAAAATCTACATCAAGAACAGAATCCTGTGGCTTTAATACATTTCCATTTTGATCGTAAATTATTTTTCCAGTTTCATCTTGTAAGTATGTAGTTGCCCAACCCGCTTGAATGTTTTCTGTCAACGGATATAATGTTCCGTTTCTATATTCAGATATTCTAACCCAATTAACGTAATCAGATGGTAAAATAAACTTAAGCTCATCACCTAAATCCATTTGTAATATTTTTATTTCCTTCATCGCATCGTAGTTCAATTCTTGAACACCACGTTTTGCGTGAAATAATACTTGGTATCTATCTATGTTGTTTATAAGAGAATTATTCCCTTGATACATCAACATAAAATTATTTACAATATCATCCAAAGAAACATACTGGTATGAACCCCAATTTTTATCTTCAGGAATTGCTCCTGAATTTGCGTAATATGCGTAATCGTTTATAAAAGCCATATCTTATGCTTGTGTTTGGTTATCTTCTGCTATTTCTTGCTGTCCAAATTGGTAGACTTCAGATTCTCTAATTTCAATTCCTATGTATTGACATATTTTTGCTACTATTCCTGGTTCGTCAGATAATGGTAATTCAAAATCTTGATAATCAGCAGCAGCAGAATTAAATAATGGTGTCCCGTTAACTAAAGTTGCATACGTCCAGTTTGGCGGTAATGGATACCTTACGTATTCCGCTAGCATTGATCCAGGCGTTATTATTGTGTCTGGATATACAGATATACTGTTCCCTAATTTACCTGTTGTTGCTTTACCTATAATACTACTTGTTGCCCCTCCTAACACGTAAGCAGGGTATCCAGTTGATGGTGAAGTTAAAGGTGAATTATTTAAATAAAATATCTTATTTTGATTTACTCTTTCTGCTTCCACTATACCAGCTGTTGTAGCTATAGCGTAAGAATCTCCAGCCACACCTCCAATATCAAATATAGTAGAACTTAAAGTTAATTGTGATTGACTGTCTACAGAAATTACATAAGCGCTAAAACCTGCATATATACTTGTTGAAGTTGTATTAGTAACTATTTGTCCAGGCTTTACTATGTTGCTATTTTGAAAAAAAGCTGCAACATCAGTTAATTGATTAGCGACACCTACTGCTGTAGTAACTCCGTTATCAATTACATTAGGATAATAATTTATTTTACTTATAAAATAATAATCATTAGGTAAAAAATAGAAATTATTACCTTGTTGAATTAACCCTTTAGTTACAGAAAAACTATCTATAACTTCTATTAGGCTTTTTACGATATCTGCATATCCTGTTCCTGAAACTCTTTGATTTTGTTTTACTATCCAGCTGTTATACTGATAAAAATAGTCCTCAAATAAATCCATTTGCGCTTGTTGAGCATACAGATTAAAATCTTGAGGCGCTATATACCCATAATTGTTTTTATTAGCTATAGCTAAAACAGTATTTCTAACTGAGTTAATCATATTAAATTCTTTTTACAAATATAGTCAAAAAAAAAGAGGTTACTTTTTTTGCAACCTCCCTTTTATTTAATAAAAAAAATATCTATGATACTCTCAAAATAAAAAATTCTTGTCCACCTAACCAAGTTGCGTTGGTAACACTAACAGAAGGATTTAATATTCCTGGAAATTCATACGCCACATCTGGCCAAGAAGTTCCTAAAGAATCTACAATTGCATCATTGACTCCTTGTCTAAACGCTATAAGAGATCCTATAGTAGAAGAGTATGCGTAATCTATCTTCCCAGCATCTGTTCCAGCCGAGCCATATGTAATATCAATTACTGCACTTGAGTTTGATCCTAGAGAAACATCAGCTATACTTGCTGACCTCATTATTTTATTATGATTGTCAGGGCTAATTTTAGACACTAAATAATTATCACCGCTAACAAATATATCATCTGATACCCCTAACTTGCCCGCTTCTACAGATGTTACTGTAGCGCTTGATCCTCCTGTTATATCTACTACGTAATCTCCAATCTGGACATTTGCTGTAATAAAATTAACTCCAGATCCGTCTACTAAAAAGTTTGTTTCGGTAGCGCTAGCTGTTCCGTATTGTAATTTAGTATATTCTGGCATGTATATAAAGTATCCTGTTGCGTCTGGAACTCCACCACCTTGAGCGGAAGTTACGCCAATAGCAACTAAAGCTAATTCAGTATCAGATGTTACTGCTGTTACTAAATATTTTTGCCCTCCAGCGTCAGAGCCAACGTCAGTAACTCTATCCCATACAATTGCATTTGGTAAAACAAATTGTGTAAAAGTAGCTCCAGAGTCAGTTAATGTTAAAGCCGATGACCCATCAGCTGTTGATGTGCCTGATACAACTACATTAAGTTGTTTAAAGTTTATAAATTTTTCCATTTTTTGTTTCATTATGCTATTGCTATTGAAGCTAGCGGGTTAGTAAATACTCCTGTTACTGAAGATTGTATAGATCCATTAGGGCTATGTAATTCTGTTACATTTGTCCATCCTGTTTTTAATGCGTCTGTTACTGCTGTTTGAACCGATTCTAAAAGAATTGGAGCAGCAAAAGCAGAAGCATAAGTTAATGTTACTGTTTTTCCTCCTAAATATTCTAACGAAACAGTTGTTGTTGTAGGTTGACCAATACTTGTTAACCCTGTAATTGAAACTAATTGTCTTTGACTGTTAGTTCCGTCACCGTCTAAAACCGGTATGCTTAAAAATTTTTCCATAATAATAATAATTTATGAGTTAATGTTATGCTATATCAATTCCTGATACTGCGAATGTTGGGTATATTTTTTTACTCACATCAGTCCATGCTGATGATAATACATCTGCCATTTCTGACTGTATGAATTCTCTGAATTGTGTTCCAGAATTTGTGGCTGATGCCGCCCCTACAGTTGCGTGAGTAATAGTTACCACCTTACCGCTTCCGTAATTTAAAGTTGTTGTAGTAGCTGATGCCGCTATAACAAGCTTTACGTCACCACAAGGAACTAGTTGGTATCCTTCTCCAGTGACAGCTATGTTTAAAAATTTGTCCATAATAATAATAATTTATGAGTTAATAAAGGACAAAGATACCAAAAAAAAACCACCTTTTTTGGAGGTGGCTTTCTATTTACCATCCGAAGAAGGCAAGTAGCTTTAGATTTACAGTTTCGTAAAAAACTGATGACGTTAAACATTTGAGTGACTTAATTGTAAATATAAAAAATACTTATCTTTTAAACAATTAATCTTTCTTTAATTTTTTCTTAAGAAACTTATAGGCTTCGATACCTTCATCACTTTGTAGATATGAATTAATAACAAAATAAGGATCTTGATTAAAAGGAACTGTTAACATTTTCTTTTTGTTTCCAGGCAAATTATAATAAACATCTTTTTCATTGTTTCTAAACGATATAAAACCTGCATCTAAAAAGCCATGTACTTCGTTTTGTAATTCTAATAAAGGATCGTTTACAGTTTCCGTAAAGTCTTCAGGATTATTTTTAGCATAAATTAATATGTCTCTTTTTAATTCTGGTATAGTTAACGAATTAGCTGTATTTCCCATTAATATTCTAGAAATAGAAATTAATTTTTCTGTAGATAATCCTTTTGCTAATATTTGTGCGTCTAGCTCAGCCACTACATATTCAAGCTCAACAGCCGCATCTTTTTCTTTATTAATTTCTTCAAATAACATTCCGTTTCCAGGATGAAAATGTAAAAATTGTTGTAATACTTGGTTTTCTCTTTCAACAACAAGCATTCCGTCTTCAAAAATAACCGGCTCTATAATAGCATTACCATCTTGCTCATCTTCAAATGGGCTTTTTTGGTTTCTTGCATAACGTAGTGGGCGGTTAACTCCTTGGTCTTCATCAAAATGTAGTAAAGGAGATCGAACAGAGTGTCTTGAGGATAACATATAACAAAGAGGTCTCTCTTCTCTTTTTAATCTATATGCCTTAGTAACTAATTGGGTATTCTTGTTTTTCATAATAATATAATTTAATTTGATTTAAAAAAAATAAATATTACCCCCGTCTTTAAAACGAGGGTAAAATCTATACAATAATCTAGCTTTGGAATAAGAAGAAGTTGTTTGCACCTAAAGTACATACAGCTCTTTCCGATAGGAAGTTTACTTCCATCGCATCCAAGTTAGAAGTCGCAGCACCACCAGCAGAACCAGTAATCCACGTCTTGTAACGTCTGTCTTCAGTTTCTGAAGCTCTATATCTAACATGTAAGAAAGGTCTCTTAGCATTCTTACCTAAGACTTGGTCATAAACCGTAGTTGAACCAGCAGGAACTAAAAGTCCGTTGATTGCACCAGCAGTTACACCACCTCTCATAGTAGGATCGTTAAGGTATTTCCAGTCAGACTTGTAGAAGTCATAACCTCTTCTAAATCCTGTAAACCCAAGATTTAAAGCCATGTCTTTATCATTGTCAAATAAACCATATGATGTACCACCAGCTCCGTAAGAGTTTTGTTTGGATAACATATCGTCTATATCAAATGAGAATTGTCTATTACAGAAAATTACATTTTCTTCAATAGATCCTTGTTTGTCTAATCTCTGAATGATAGAATCAAATGCAGCAAGGTTTTGTGGGTTACCACCACCAAATACATTTCCTCTATTTCCAACTACAAAGAATACACCATCAGATCCACTAATGTTTGCAGTTCCTAGACCTGCTCCTACACCTTGTAAGAAATCTGCTGCACCAGAAGCAGCAGCAGCAGGCACAGCCTCTAGCATTGCAGTTTCTAGATAATCTTCAAATCTAAGTCTTGTTTCGTGCTCAGATTTTAAGTACCATAAATATCCACTAGCACCATTTTCAGTTGTAATTTCTATCCAACCAATTTGAGCCATATCAGATCCTGATACTTGAAATTTATCTTTAATGATAATTGGTTTATTATCAAAGATAAAGTCATCAGCATCGTTAGAACCAACCATTCCAGCTGTTCCTTTAGCAAATTCAGAACCATAGATAAAAATATCACATGAAGTTGCTGCTGCCATTGCTTGTCCACCACCTTCATAGTAAGCAATGCCTACTGTTTGTGCAGCCGCTCCTAAAACTGGAGCCAACGTTACAATACCTTTGTTCTGTAAGTTAGAACCAGCTGTGTTATCAGAAATAACTACAGTTTGTCCAACTCTAAGAGCAGCGGCATTTCCACCTAATGCAGGGTTAAAGTTAGTAAGGTTGTTTGGAATAGTCCAAACTCCACTAACAGCTCCAACTCCAGCAACTGAAGTACAAGCTCTATATTTAGTGTGTAATCTTCCTTGTTCTGCCCATTTGATAAGGTCAGAGTTAGAAGGCATTTCAGCGCCTACCATTCTTAAGAATGATGCTACTGTTCTATTTCCATAACGCTCGAATTCTTTTTCGTAAGTGTCAGGAAGATATTGTTGAACCCAGGTAAAACCTGCGCTCGATAAGTAATTTGTAGACAAGGGCGTTTGTTGTGCGCTTGGCTGCAAATCAAAACCAGGGATTGCATTTACTGCCATAATTTTAATTTTTTTTAATGTTAACTTCTTTTAATACTTCTAATTTTGAGTCCTCTTCCACTATCTGTATTTCCTACGGGCCTTATTTTCATTCCGTCTTTTGTGACGGTTTGAGGAGCCTGTCTCACATCCATATTAATGTTTTTAGATTTTCTAGAAACATTGTCTACAGCGTTTGAAACACCTTGTTCGTAAAAAAATTGAGCAAACTTTTCAGGGTTCATAGCTACTGCTATTGAACGATGATAACCTGATACATCTTCTATTAAGCCATCTTTGTCTGTAAATTTGTTAATAAAATTATTAACATCAGATTGAACATTTTTAAGCTCTTCAGAAGTACCTGGTTTAAAAGTAATATTATTTTCACCAATTTTGAAATCAAAACCTTTGAAATCATTGTTAAAAACCTCATTGGTTTTATTTAAGAAATAATCATACTTTCTTTTTTGAGTCTCCTCGGTAGTCTTAGATTCATCAATGTAACTCTTATAAGCATTTAAATTTTCTTGTTGTTCAGCAGACAATCCATCCCCACTCGACTCAAGCGGAACTTTATATTTATCTTTTTGTTCATTCAAAAACTTTTTAGCTTTCGCAAGTTCTCTTTTTTTCGCTAATTTTACTCTCTTAATATCTTTAGGCTCATCAATGTCTTCGTCAACACTAAATTTGTCTTCAATAATATCTTGAATGTCTATAGCATCTAGACCTTCTTCAGTCATGCCATAGTAATTAGCTAGTACATCATCATCGTCCATATCACTGTAGTCTTTTTGTAAATTATAAAAGTCTGCAATTCCACGTCCGGTTTCTTTTTTGTACTTAAAATACGCAGATACATCTTCTGGCAACTCTTCATTTGCCTCTTTTTCCGCAAATAATTCGTCCACCGAATTTATATCCTTATTATATCTTTCTTTAATATAAGAAAGAACATCTGTGTCATTTAACTCTGGCACGGGAGGTTTTTCGTCTTCAACTGCTTCAGGCTTAGATTCCTCAACTGGAGTTGACATATCTATTTTATTTACTGAATCCGTTGGTTGTGCGTTATCTTCAAACTTTTCTTCATGCTTCTTAAGCAATTGTTCTTCAACTTCTGCACGGGATTTTTCTTCGACCACCCCTAAGTCTTTTACTTGTATATCCATTTGATTTAATTTTTTATAAAGTTAAACATTTTATATATATTTATTTAGGCTATCTAGGCTCAAACTCTGCCAGATCAAAACCATCTAGGCTGTCTTCGTTTGATTCAAAATTAATAGGAGGTAAGTTATTTTTTCTTTGCTCTATAAGTTTTGATTGCTCAGTAGACTGTAAACTCACCCTACTGTCTTTAGCTTTTTCTCTATCTTGTTCTCTTTGGCTTAAATTAGATTGCTCTAAACCTTTTAATTGCATCTGAAATTCAAATTCAGTTTGCATTAATTGTTTCTTTAATTCAGCTTCATTTCTAAGTTTCTCTATTTCAAATGCTACATCCGCTTGTCTATATTGAATTTTAGCCTGAGATTCCATTTGTATTTTTTGAGAATCCATTTGCGCTTGCATTTCTTGCGCTTGCATTTGCATTTGCGCTTGCATTTGTTGCGCTTGCATTTGTTGCGCTTGTTCGGCTTCTTGTTTTTTCCTACGCTTTAATTTAAGAAGTTGATTAGCCATTTTAATATTATTTATCTCTCTAATATCTATAGCGTCTTCTAAGTTTATGTTTTCTTTAGATAAAGCCATCTGAATGTTTTGCTCAAGCATAGCTTTCTCTTCTTCATCTGGAGCCATTTCTATAAATATTCCAAAATCAAATAAATACAAATCTTTAATTTCTTCTAAAATTCTTGTGTTGTATTTTCCTATTTGCATAGCAAACTCATCTTTAAAATCTGAATACTCTAAGATATCAGCCGTTCTAATAGATAAACATTCTGCAATAGTTCTAGTTATATATAAACTTCCTTGAAGAATATGTCTTGTAGCTGTGTTTGAATTTAAAGCTGCTAATTTTTGAACTCCAACTAAAGAGTTAGGATCAGGCATTGATCCATCTCTAGCTTCATTTAATCCTGTTACTTGCCTAATCATATCTAAATAATGATTGTAGTTTGCAATTAACATTTGCATTTTACTAGCACCACTATTAGAAGTTAATTGAGTTATAGGAACTTTTGCATTATTAAATTCTCCATCTTGTGTAAAGCTACGCCCTACAACACTACCTGTTTGAAAATACAATCTTAAGGCATCTTCTGGATTATAAGCATTTCCTGTTCCTAAGTCTACTTCATTTAACCCATCAGCATCTATAAATACACCGTCTGGCACTACTCTTGATACCACTTGTTGTATTTTTAAATGAGTCATCTGAATTAAATCAGCAAAAGGAATCATTCTTTTTACTAAAGATTCTAATGATCCTTTATAAAGTCTTGGAGCTGAAGCAATATAGTTAGGCATTGCAAATTGATTAGCCGATTTTGGTCTAACCATATTTTCAGACAATTTCCATTTTAAAATAATATTAGTTCCCATCACCATTACCCCTTCATACCACACGTCTATTGTTTTGGTAATCTTTTCAAACTTCCCTTCCTCCATCATCTCTTGTGGTGGATTGAATTGATCGTCTTTCTCAACTGTCTTATAACTTCCGTCAGCTAACTGTTTTCTTTTATAAACAAAAGAATGTGTAGTCTTGTAATTAAAATACATTAACGTAGCAGTATCTCTATAAAACATACTGTTCTCTGAGAATTGAGAAGTGTTAAAATAATTATACCAAGATTGACTGTATTTAGCAATCTCGTTTAAATCATCATTTGTCAAGTCTGGATCAATCTTAATAAGTTCCGTCATAGGAACTGTTTTAATCTCTCCCCAATAAAAACAATCTTTGAAATACGGATCTTCTGTATAGCTATAAACAACATTAGCAGGGTCTACATACTCAACTTTAACTCCTGCTCCAGATAAAAATTCGTGCTTTGTTATACCAATACCAATAGTAGTTAAATCATAATCTACCCTACTTCTAGTGTCATTATAGTGATTTTCTGAAAACAATGTATTAATAGCCACTTCTTGAGCAATTTCTATGGCAGGCTTATATTTCATTTGCATAAACAATTCCATTTCATCGTCATCTTCTGGAAGATCGTTAGGATTAGCAGAAAACATGTTTATTCCAAAATCAGCTTCTATTTGTTCTAAAACAGGTTTAGCAACAACATCTACCTCTACCATGTTTTGAAATTCATTTCTTTTCTCTGCCGACATAGCGTCTTCAGCATATGCCTTAACTTTAAAAAGTCTGTCAGACATGCCGTTTACAACAATATCCACAAACTTAGGGATGATAGGTATTGGAGTCCAATCTAAATTTAGATAACTTAAATCGCCATCTATTGCTAATTCGTTTTTGTATTTTGCTACTGATTGCTCGCCTCTTGCGTATAATCTTAAACGCATGAATTCTTCCCATTGATTATAAAATCTACAAGAGCCACTGTCTCTTCTAAACCATTCGTATTGGATCGCTTGACCTATTTGTAATCCATACTCTAAACTATCTTTTGTTGAGTCAGAAACAAATTGATCTGGGAATGCAGCAGCCTGGATATCTATATTTACTTTATTCATCTATTAAGTAATTGACTTACTGAGTTCTTGTTATTATATCTTGCAAAGTTAATGCTTATTTTTGATTGTTTTTGAGTTGGAGTGTACAGGTGTTTTTGGTTTGCCATAATTGATAATCCTGAACTAATAGACGCATCAAACTTTGTCCTGTTATTAATGTCAAATTTTGCCCAGTCTTCTAATGTTTTTTGTAAATACATACTTCCCATATCGTCTTTATCCCTATACGTACCTTCCATATCTAATCCTACATGTTTTTCAATATACGACTCAATTGCAGAGGCGTGTGATTGTTTTACATCTTCTGAACTGTTAGGAATTCCTCCTAACTCTCTTTCTGTTTTAGACAATTTATTATATGCCTTATCTGGTCTATTCAAACTAAACCCTCTATATCCTCTATTTTTAAAATGATACAATAAACGAGGTTTATTATTCTCACATAATATTGGCATGCCATAAAAAATACAAGCCATTAATACTTCTTCAAAAAATATTTCAGCAGTCTGAGGTCTAGCAATGTATTCTAAAAAAAACTCATTACTAGGAGCATCATCCATGTTGAACTTAGTCAAGCCATGCAGAGATCCATTAGAACCTTTACCTACTACAACTCCTGATATATCATAAGAATCACATCCAAAAGAACCTATATGTTCATTGCCTGGATATTTTTTACCATTCTTAATTACAACATTGTTTTGTAACTCGGCTTTAGGTATGTAAGTTACAAAAAATCTTCCTCTTTTATTTGGAGTCCATATCACCTTACTATCCTTCACTCCATCCTTCCAATGGAAACCTCCTTGAGTTACATGGTGATGTATATTTAAAGAATCGTTATAATCTATTTGTTGATATATTTTAGTTAAATTAAATAAAGACTGCTTGCTTTCATCCCTAAACGCATGCGACTCAGTTCTAGGGAACTGCCTATAGAATTCATTTAATGC